GCAAAGGGTCTCGAACCTTGAGATCTTTCCCAACAGGGATCGGGAGAAGGATCTTTCAGGATCATCCTGAGAGTTTATCCTGGGTGATGGGATTGAAGGGTATACAGCGCAGGAGACTAGAGAGTTCATGGAGGGCATTTGCAGGCTTCTTTGCAGTAGTATATCCTGGTATAGTTCGAGGAATTGAACTAGATCAGGAAGGTATTACTGTATCCTCAGGGATACTTCAACTCTATCGCTGGATCCTCGTATCATGGTACCATCAAGGAGAAATTTGGACTTTACAGAGACTTAAATGTCTCTGTGATTGGTCCTTATTTTATTGTGTTGGCTCTTCATTAGAGCCTCCACCACTCCTTAGTGGTTTGATAGGAGGAACCAGAGATGGTTGGTTGAAGTTTCCTTGGGCTAGAGGGTCTTTGAAAGATCTCATCTTTCCAACTATTTGGAAAGAAGATCGAGATGAATCAAAGATCTCAAAAGAAGTCGCATTTGCCCTTTATGAACTCTATAGTGCTAAAGGAGCGCTTCCAGAACCCCCAAAGGGAATACAGATAAGTGCTCTTAAAAAACATAGAGAGAACTTATCTAAATCCGTGAAAATTGAACCGGTTCTCTTAAATTTTGCCTATCATTATGGTAGGGAATATTTTAAGAGATTTCCTCCAAATCCTTTAGAGACCCATATCACTATCTCTGCTTCTGGAGTTCTTGAGAAATCAAGAACGAAAGGTGGCAGAGCACAGTGGGAATTGGATCTTCTAAATGATTGTGATTGGAATCCGGAAATCCCTGAATCTTTTGATGAAGAGACAGGGATTGTTCACGGTATATTCTCTGTTTGGGGTGAGTTCTTATTTCCAGGAGACCTAATGTATTTCTCCGAAGAGATCCGCATGCGTGATCTCTGCATGGACGATTTATATTGGAAGGGTCGAGCTCCTAAAGTAATAGGGGATTGTTGTGTTGCATCTCCATATGGACCTTATTCAAGTCTATATAGAGATACACCAACAATCCTCTATGAGGAGTTCAACCCTCCCATATATCCCGTCCGTGCAGAGGTCATTGAAGAGCAAGGGGCGAAAGCAAGAGTTATAACAATTCCTCCTGCTTCACTAGCTACTCTTCTTCATGCTGTCAGGACCTATACGTATTCATCTTTACGTAAGGATCCTGACGTAGGTTCTCTTCGGGGTGAAGGCACTGGGTCTCATTGGATAAAAAAAGTATCTAAGCTTAAGGAGGTCATGGAAAGAATTCCTAGTTATTATAGAATTCTTTCAGTTGACCTCAGTAATGCTACTGATACTTTCTCTATGGAACTCGTAAAGGAATTACTTCAAGGTTTTCTTGATGAAGGTTCCTTTAAGGTTCCTGGAGTTGTAAGAGCTCTGTGGAAGTTCTCCTTTAGTCCTGTATTTGTAAAATACCCTTCATGGTCTAAGGTTCCTAGTTTGACAGAATCGAAGAGAG